TTACTGGTGGAGACGAAGAGGATCGCTCGGCGCACTGCCGTGCGCCGACACGCACGCGGACTTTCCGACCGTCCACCGGACGCTCGAAATTCTGCTTCGCAGAACCGTCCTGTTCGATCCTCTTCTAAAAAAATAACACGAACACCGCAAAAGCAGTATTCGTGTTATTGGTGGAGACGAAGAGGGCTTATTCGAACACTTGCACTCTGCTGCAGATGCGGCGCTTTCGATGGATTCGACCGTGTTCTCTGCGTTTTTCGTGCTGTCGGTGCTGTAATTGTAGGTTATAGTGATCTTGTCGTCATATAAAATGACCTTGTGAACAAAGGTGTCGATGATTTTACGCTGGTATTCCTTGTCGTCAACATTGCCGCCGCGAAACTTTTCGAGGAAAAAGATTACTTGCTCGCGTTCGATTGTGGGGCGGGCGACCTTTTCTTTGATGATTTCCGTCTCAAGGTCGCGCTTTGTGTCCTCAAGCTCTTCAAGCCGGGAGCGGGTGGTTTCGGTGATTATGCCGGCTTCTATGGCGCGCATGATATTTGCGATTGCTTTGTTGGTGTCTTTGAGCTGCGATTCGAAATAGCGAAGCATCGATTTGTCGTCGTGCTCTGATTTTTGAATTTCGACCACTTTGTTGGCGATGTAGTCTATAACATCATCACGCAGGACATAAGCGGCCGTCAGGGCGGTGACTTCGCGCTCAAGGGCTTCTTTCGGGACGGATTTCTTGCGACATTTGCTTGATTTAGTCTTTTTGGCGCGGCAGGTGTAATAATACCACCTTGCGCCGTTCTTTCCGGTGCCGCAGTCTCCAATCATCGTGGATTTACAATTGCCGCATATAAGCTTTGACGTCAGCAGAAAGTCAACATCGCCGCGCCGTGCGGCAGGAGCGTGCTTGTTTGCTTCGAGCCGCTTTTGCACGCGGTCAAACAAATCATTGTCGATGATCTGCGGAACACCCCCCGGCACGACGATATCATGCCAGTGATATTCGCCGATGTATACGCGATTCCGGAGAATGCGTGAAATGCCGTAGTGCGTGTATTCTTTGCCGCGCATGGTTTTGATGTTACTCTGCTGCAGATATCGCTGAATGTCCGCTATTTTTTTGCCGCTGTCGTACATTTCAAAAATTGTTCGCACAACGGCAGCACCATCGGGGTCGATGCGATATTTGTGATCTGCATCGACAGTATACCCGGTCGAAAGACCGGAGCCGTTGAACTGGCATTTGAGCGCGCTTTCCCGCATTCCGCGTTTTATGTTTTGCGAGAGGTTCGCGGAATAATATTCGGCGAGACCTTCGAGCACGCTCTCGAGGATGATTCCCTCTGGACCGTCGGGAATGTGTTCCTTTGCCGAAAGCACCCGGACGCCATTCATCCGCAATACCGCCTTGTTTTTTGCGATTTCTTCGCGGTTCCGCCCGAAGCGGTCTATTTTCCAAACGACGACGGTTGAAAAGCCATGCCGCGAGCTGTCTCGGAGCATCTTTTGAAAATCAGCGCGGTTATCATTTCGACCGGTCTGCTTGCGGTCTATATATGTTCCAACGATGCGCAGGTCATTATCCTCACAGAATCTGGTGCACTCGTGGATTTGTCCTTCGATTGATTGATCCGTTTGATTTGGCCCCGGGCTATACCGGGCATATATTACTGCATTTGTCATACTCTCTCCGCTTTCTTACTTTTCATTGTCACTTTCTCGCTCGTTCCTGTCCCCGCAGGAGTAGGGACACTCACCATTTTTCCATTATATAATCTAAGGAAACGCCAAAGAAATCAGCAAAAATAAGGACAAAACCCATACCAGCTTCTTGGGTTCCGTTTTCCCATTTGCTTATTGTTGTTCTATTAATAGCGGTGCCATACTTCGAGTTAACTGTATCGACAAGCTCTTGCTGAGTGAGTCCTTTTGCCTTTCTTAGCTCTTTGAGTTTCTTTCCAAAAATGTGCGCCATTTATACCACCTTAAAAATATGATATCATGCGGTTACCACTTACCGTTCTTGTGGGAGCGGGCTTTTTAACTTATTTCGCGAATAAGCATACGTGGTACGCCGAGAATGTGATATGTTTCCATATCAACACCCCTTAGCTCTTTGGGTTGATATTCCGGATTCACGGGACTGAGTCTTACCATATCATCAAAAACATCAATGCGCTTGAGCGTGGCGCACTCGCCATCATAGATAACTGCGCCGATGTCACCGTTATGCTCGATACAATTTTGCTTTAAAATGAGTATTTTGTCATTTTCGTGATAAAGCGGATACATAGAGTTCCCATGCACTTTTAATACAAAAAATTCAGCCTGTTTTCTTCCTTTGAGATAAGACACTGGAATTTCTACAGTCTCCCCACTCCAATCCTCATTCGCGATTTCTTCATATCCCGCTGCAATACTTCCGAGAACCGGAAATGTTATGACATCGGTTGCGACCGTTGGAGGAACAAGGTTAAGCGGTTGCATAGGGACGTTTGCGCCCATAAGCCAGGGAATTGATACATTTAATACGGCGGCTATTTTTTCAAGACTGTCTTGACTTGCTTTATACTCGCCTTTTCGATATTGACTAATAGCGCCTTCGTTTACCCCGGAAAGTTTAGAGAGTTCAGAAGCACTCATTTTTCGGTAGCATAACGCCTCATTTAATCTATCCCTAAAAGTTGCTTCCATTGGTGGAAGGCTTGAAGAGTCCTCGCCATCTATTAAATAAGATGTTGTTGTGTTTAATGCTTTTGCGAAATCTGATACTTTACTTTGATTTATGTTTCGAAGCCCCAGTTCGATTTTATTAACAGCCGATGCTGTTTTAAAACCAACCCTTTCTGCGAGTTCTTGCTGGGACATCCCTTTCTCTTCTCTTAATTTTCTTATCCTATCATAGATTGTCATAGTATCACCGCCTGTTTAAATGATATCAAAAAATAGCCAGTTTGTCAAATTTTTTTGAAGAAGCTTAAAAAAAACTATTGACAAAATGGCTAATAACGATTATCATATGTGTATAGCCAAAATGGCTAAAGAAAAAGAGGTGAAAAATATGACAGCGACAAATAAGTTAAAAGCAAAAATGGTAGAGGTCGGAATTACACAGGCTGAACTGGCAAAAATTTTAGGAATATCCTACCAAGCAATGAATTACAAGATAAACAATCGTTCGGAGTTCAAGGTGAGCGAAATAGAAGCCGTTGCGGATACCTTGAAGATTGTGAATAAAGACGAATATTTTTTTGCTTAGTTAATAGCCAAAATGGCTAAAAGGAGATGAAAGCATGACAAGGTTTAAAAAGCGGATAAAAAGGGCTCGTCGAATCGAAACCGTTACGCTTACACAGCCGGCGTACTGCCGCGGAAATAGCAACTGCGGCAGAGACCGACGTGGATTGTGGCATTGTAACTGTCTTAACCAAAGTAAGCAAGAGCCCCAAAAACAGCAGCAACAATAGAGGCTATTGTTGCTACAACGGAAACGACTACAGTAACGATGAAGCGAATCCGATCTGTTTTCTCTTTTGAGGCAGGTGTCTCGACCAGCTGATGAATCTCATCGACACCGGGAAGATAATACCGCTTATATGACAAGTCAATCACCCCCTTCAAGAGAAAGTATATCACACAAAAAGAAATAAAACAACGAGAAAGGAGTTTCTGCGATGTCTCAAACGGCAGAACTCGACCTGTCGGCGGTGCCTGACAGCGAGATGACGCATTTAGCCCGGTCGACGCTTCGTGCGGTAGAACGGTATTTTGAAATCCCGGGCGTCAGAGAAGAATATGAGCTGTGGCTCAAGAAAAGAAAGACGGCTTAAAGAAGAAAAAGAAAGGAAGAAAAGAAAATGATTAAAAGCTTAAAAGAAGCTCACAATGCCCAGATCCACTATTTAAAAAGTGGCGATATCGACAAAGCGGCAACGATGTCCGAATTGTTGAGCGTAATGCTCGCGCAGGAGATTTTAAATGCTTTCGGCGGAATCGGAACAACGGACATGTGTGTAATTGTGGCAGCCTGCAAACTGGCAATATCAGCTGTTGAGGATTCCGCCGAAAAAGCCGGGCTTACCGCTGAAGAAGTGCTTGGCGCGGCGGACAACCTTGCTACTTTGGCAAACCGGCACACCACAAGGCTGACTATTGTCAAGCCGATGCACAAGGGGGCTGGCAATGATGACTAAAGACTTGCTTATCATCGGCGCGGTCGTCGCGCTGGTGGCGATTATGATACTCGCGGCTCTGCCGGAGATAACAAGCGCGATGCCGGAGGTCTATTATGTCGAGCCGACCGAGCCGGAGACGGCGGTGGAGGCAAAGGCGGAAACGGTTTTGCAGTCAACTGCAAGCGTCAGATACGCCCTGACCGCCGCCGAGCGCGACGAAATTGAGCGGGTAGTCATGGCGGAGGCAGGAGCCGAGCCGTACATAGGTCAGATGGCTGTTGCACAGTGCATTCTTAACGCCTGCGAGCAGGAAAACGAGCGCCCCGCTGAGATCGTCAAACGATACGGCTACACCGACAAGCGCCCCGAGCCGAGCTACAAAGTCAAGAGCGCGGTCTCCGATGTCTTTGACGACGGCGATGTGGCGACGGATGCCGAGATACTGTATTTCTACGCGCCGGAGCTGTGCCAAAGCATATGGCACGAGTCGCAGACCTATGTCTGCACCATCGGCGGGCATAGATTCTTTGAGGAGGCAGGAAAATGATTGATAATAAAGACTTTATTGCGGCAATCCACAAGATATCAAAGCAGGCTGAATCTCTCGCCTGCCACAGCTGCGCAATTATCCGCGCCGCGAGGAAACGGCTTGAAGAGCCGGCCGCGTCGCCGTGGATAAGCGTCGATGACAGGCTCCCGGAAGATTGCCAGGTGGTATTAGTAATTGCAAACGGCAGACCACGAGAGCATTTAGAGTTGGATAGTGCCCATGAACTTGCAACATTTTACGCCGGCGAGGGTTGGCTTCTTGAGGCTTATCCGGATTGGGATGATCCACAAGTGACCTACTGGATGCCGCTGCCCGAACGACCGGAGGAGGTATAACCATGGCATTAAAATTTGCAATTCAGACGGTTTTTGAAATCGCTGTCGTCGTACTTATCATATACGGATTTTGGCACGAGGACAAGCTTATCGCCTTTGAGGACAAGGTAATAGCCAAAATCAGAGCAAAGAGGAGCGGGCGCGATGCAGGCACTCGAAAAGACAGCTGACGCGCCGGGGAGCGGGCAAAAATGGCGCAGGAAAAAGGTCTGTAAAAGCTGCTATTGGCTGCGGCAAATTGACTGTGCGAGCGACGGCTGGGACGGAAAGTGCTGTGCTTATACCTACATCACCGACCGATTCCGCGAGATCCCCGCGACGGATGATTGCTGCGCATATTATCTCAAAAAGAAAGGAGCGAGAATGTAATGAAAGAGAATCATATCTTAATGCACGCCGATGTGCTTGATGCGGTGCTTGCCGACTACAGCGGCCGATTCGTCAGTCGTCGGGATTATAACGACGGCAAGACTTACGGCTATGTAACAAACCTTAAAAATCAGAACATGGCTATCGAGTATACGCACTACAAAAATCAGCTCGGCGAGCGTCATGCGCTGTCCGACAACGAGCGTTTTGACTTTGACAACCAGATGATTAAAAAATACATACCTCAAATGGCAGAGCGGGTCGAGAAAATCGAGCGCGAGGAGGGCTCTGCGCTGCGCTTGCCGATATCCGTGCCGGTGTCGATATATTTTGACAGAAGCCGCCGTGGCATGGACGAAAACGGCCGTCCGAGTGAATTTTTGATAATTATCGAAGAAAAAGGAAAAGACCGTAAGCACATCTGGAAAGCTGACGGACGTGAGGCTGTTGTGGCTTATCTTGACGAATATGCGAAAAATGTGTTGCCGAGGCTTGACAGATATGAAAAAGGACGCCCTGCGGTAACAGGACGCCCAAAGGATGTTGCCGGAACAACACCAAACACCATAAACAGTATAACACCGCCGCCGGAAAATGTCAATGGGGGCGCGATATGAAAATACGATCTTACAGATGCCCGAAATGCGGGCGTGAATATAATTTTGCCGACGGCAACAAAACAAGACTCTGCCGCGTTTGCGGGTGCGAACTGGACAGCCTGACTGTCTACTCGACGGATGACGGCAGCACGGCCAGCGACCAAACCGCCGAGACCAAGCGAGAGAACCGCGAGGCCGAGGAGCAGGAAGCGCTTTTTATGTGGGCGGAGTACCAATCCGCCGCACAGCCGGAGCTGCGGCTTTTATATCATATTCCAAACGAGGGCAAGCGTAGTGTCTCATATGGCGCCGCGCTCCGGCGGCAGGGAATGAAAAAGGGCGTGCCTGACCTCTGCCTGCCGGTCGCCCGGGGAAAATACCACGGCTTATATATCGAAATGAAAGCCGGCCGAAACAAGCCGACGGTCGACCAGCAGTGGTGGCTTGAGGCGCTTGAAAGGCAAGGTTTCCGCGCCGTCTGGTGCTCCGGGTGGGAGCGGGCAAAGGAAGAAATATCGAAATATTTAATTTTAAAGGAGATAGAAAAATCATGATTACAAACATCGATGTAACGAAACTTAAAGAACACCCGGACAACCCGAGGAAAAATATCGGCGATGTCACCGAGCTGGCGGAATCCATCAAAGCGCGCGGTATTTTGCAGAACCTGACGGTCGTTCCGGCCGAAAACGGCATGTATACCGTTATCATCGGGCACAGACGACTCGCGGCCGCAAAGCAGGCGGGACTGACTGAGGTTCCCTGCGCCGTGGTTGATATGGACTATAAAACGCAGCTGTCTACGATGCTGCTTGAAAATATGCAGCGATCTGATTTGACGGTCTACGAGCAGGCACAGGGTATGCAGATGATGTTTAACCTCGGCGTGCCGGTTGCCGAGATTGTCGAAAAGACCGGGTTTGCCGAAACGACTGTGCGCAAGCGCCTGAAGATAGCGACTTTGCCGACAGAGCAGATGCAGCAGGCGGTGGAGCGTGGTGGCAAGCTTGAGGACTATGTCCGGATAGCGGACATAAAAGACGAAAAAGAGCGCCGCGAACTGCTGAAAGTAATCGGAACACGCGATTTTGAGTTTAGCCTTTCTCGCGCGAAGAGGCGACAAATTGAAGCCGAGAAAACACCGCTTGTCAAAGCCGAGCTAAAGTCAATCGGCGCGAAAGCCGTAAAAAACCAAATCTACAGCACCGCCTACGAGCGGGTCAAACAGTGTGCGATTACAGACTGGAAAGAGGGAACCTTTAAAAAGCCCAAAAACAAAGAAGAGCTTTTTTGGGAAATATCATATGGCACGGCGTACCTTATGCGCAAAAAGGCCAAAGTACCAAAGAAGAAAGAGAAAAAATCAGAATGCGAACAGCGCATAGACAGTGCCAACCGTGAGCTCAAGCGTTTGACGGAAACGGCGTATGAGTGCCGTGTAAACTTTATCAGAAGTTTTACCGCGGTTGAAAAATATAAAGAAACAATCATCAAGTGGCTTGTGATGTTTGCGGGTTGCGAGATAACGGACTATTGTACATATGACAGAGCATATATCAATTCCGAGATTGGAAGCGATGAAAAGTATTCTGTGAATGCGCCGAAATGGCGGCAGTTTATCGCCGAGGACAAGCGTGCGCCGATAGTTGTCACATATGCGCTGGCAGGAGACGATAAACGCAACGGCTACTACAACGACGGGTGGTATGCGTCAAATAAATCCAAACGGGCACCGCAGCACAAGGAAAACCAAAGCCTTGACAGGATTTATGAGTTTCTTTGCGAGTTGGGATATGAGATGTCCGAGACGGAGCTTCAGCTCCAGAGCGGTGAGCATGAACTGCTGAAAGGAGAATGAGTATGGATTGCAGTAAAACGCTAAATTTCCTTATGGCGCAAAAAAGAATTTGCAGTTCACGAGACAAGTGTCAGAAGCTAAATAGTGACGGTGACTGCCCGCTGTACGCTTTTTGCAACGGTATTCCCGACATTTATTCCGTCGCGAAAGTCAAAGAAGCAATTGAAACTATGCAGAAATGGATTGATGAACACCCGAGAAAAACATATGCGCAAGACTTTTTGAGAAGTTTCCGGAAGCAAAGCCGGATAAAGAAGGTGTGCCGAGGATATGCCGCGCCAACTGCTACGGCGGGAGCTGCCAGCACTCCGCCGTTTCCGGAGCGGGTCCGGCACCGTGTAAAGCTTGCTGGAATGAAGAAATGGAGGCGGCAGACGATGAATAAAAAGAAAGCCGGAATCCTGATGTGCACACATTTTAACTGCGACCACCGTCGCGGAAACTACTGCTGTTTCCAGTGTCAGAAAATCGGCACTTGTAAAAATCCTTGCTATAACAGCCCGCTGAAATGCGGACTGGCAAAGGAGGTTGAACGGCATGAAGAATCTGACTCTTGAGCAGCTGATCCGGGCGACCGAACTCTGCGGAGCGGGCGTGCCCGGATCTTGTCCGGAATGTCCCTGCTTTGACCCGAGCGGAGATTTTGAGTGCATTGAATACCTTATGTCGCAAGCTGCGGCTGCGCTTAAAGAGTACTCCTGCAATGGCGGTGGGGAGTTATGACTAAATCAATTATGCTGAGTATCAGACCGCGATATTGCGAACTGATAGCAAGCGGAAAGAAAAAGGTCGAACTCCGAAAAAGCGAACCAAAAATCAAGACACCGTTTAAGTGTTATATCTACTGCACCAAATGGCGAAGCGATGCAAAGAAGAAAGGACAACATCTCTTTTACGGTAGAGTTATTGGAGAATTTGTGTGTAACGCTATTTTTCCAATTGCTTTTGAATATCTCGGTGCGCAGGAAATACCGGAAATAGAAGTTCCTTTTCTTTGCCTTACGGATAAACAAATTATAAGTTATCTTGGAAACGGCAAGGTAGGATTCGGTTGGAGTATATCTGACCTTGTTATTTACGATGATCCAAAAAGGCTTGGCGAGTTCGGACTCAAACGACCGCCGCAAAGTTGGTGTTATGTGTCCCCGGAGGAACAAAATGACGAAAGTTGAAATGCTTATTCTTACTGCTCTTTTGGCGAATTTAGCAGTAATGGTTATTAACCTGACACGCGACCTGATGATATGGGTTAAAAAGAATCGTCGCGAACGCTCCATCAATAGGAAAAACGAGCAGCTTGAAAAAATTGAAGAATTAACGAACCAAATGTGCTTTGAACGCAAGACTAATAAAGAGCTTATCGAAAAGTATCAAGAACTTCTTGAAAGCAAAAACGAGCTTGTCAAAAAATTAAGAGAAAGCACTACAAACAGCAAACTCAAATTGTGCCCGCAGTGCGGCGGAGAAGTCGCACTTTTGTATGATGCATGTGTCAACGGTTACTACATTGTCCCGAAAGAAAAAAATAACTGTGGTTATTGCAAGAGCTTCGGGACTGTGTGTGACGACAGGGAAGAGGTAATTAAACTTTGGAACAGTTTGGGCGACCTTTGGATTAAAACAGAAACAGGAGCTTAATATGAAAATCAAAAAAATCATAAGCCTGTGCAAGGCAAATAAATGCATCTCGCTGTACGACATGACAACACAGATGCTCGGCGACGGTCTCGCCGCTTACTATCTTAATGACTGCCCGGTGTTTTCAATCGACTCGCTCATGACGTCTTTTGACATCACGCCGACGCAGGCGGACAAAATCGTGCAGCGGTACACCGCCGAGCCGCCGGAAGCGTTTTTGAAGATGGTCAAGGACGAGTTTGACGGAGAGGAGCGCTGTGATCCGCTGCCGATATCCTTACGGATAGGCTCTTATGACTATATACCATATAAGACTTCGGCCGGGATAGAGTTTGTTGAATCAAAATATCTTGAGCCGCTTGATGTGGACGAGTTTGAGCTGTACTACCGTCAGACCGAGTCAGGCGCATTCTTCGCGGCGAAAGCCGGCTTCTTCGTGATGGCAATTATCCCGATAAGCACGACGCGGGTGCTGACGGAAAAGACGGTCGGATATCTCGATGAGCTTTCGACAATGAGTTCTATAAAATATGAAAATCTGAAATGAGGATGCGAAAAGCGGTGCGAGTTAAGAAACGAATATTTTCCGGCGCGGTTTGCGAGCAGGAAGTCTACACGGTTTCTGACCGCACCGCTAACGTAGCAAAAGCGCAATACAAGCCGGTGCTCCGCACGGACGAGGAGCGCGAGCGCCACAATCTGATGATAGCAAGACGGAAGCACGCGCGAGTTTTCAACGAGAATTTCTCGCCGACTTCCCTTTATTCTACTCTTACCTTTGACAATGACCGCGAAGTACACGACTGGGGCGAAGCGCGCCGGTTGCGTACATTATATAAACGCAGACTACAATACGCGTGCCCGGAAGCGAAAATCAACCTTTATATGGGACGCGGCAGAAACACAAAGAGAATACATTTTCACATGGTCTCCGACGGCGTGCCTGAAGAGATCATCAAAGCGCAGTGGATCTACGGCGACATCGTGCAGATCGAGCACCTGCGCAGACACAACTATTATAACGGTATAGACCACGGTTGTGATTACACCGGTCTTGCCAATTACTTATTTGACCATTGGACGCCCGAACAGGGCACTAAACATAGATATCTATCGACCCGCAACATGCGGCAGCCGGCCAGCGAGGACGCAAAGGTCGCGCTCCGGAGCTACAGCCCGGACAACCCGCCGATCGCCCCGAAGGGCTATCGCCTTGTCGAGTGCATTCAAAACAGATTCGGATATATGTGTTTTAAATACATAAAGGAGCCCGAAGACGAGCCGCCGAATCGACCGAGAAAAAGGAAAAACTGCTGACGGATGTCAGCTTTTTAAAGCCTTGTAAATGTGTCAAGTTTCACGACGAAGAGGAGGAAAACAAAATGAACCAAACGAGAGCAGAAAAAGCACTTGAATTTTTTGAGGCAGAGATGAGCCGAGGGAAGTGCTTTGACGAGTGTCCGCAATGCAACGCGATGGAGTGCGCGATTGAAGCGTTGAAAGAGCATATCGCCGCTGAAAAAATTTTGTATTGCAAAGACTGTAAAAACTTTGTCAATTGCGAAACTTATTGCTATTGTGAAGAATACGGTGGATTTGTAAAAGACAGCGATTATTGCAGCAGGGGAGAAATAAAAGCGAAAAGAGGCGAAGGTAGACAATGAGAGAAATACTGTTTAGAGGTAAAGATTTTTCCGGAGTCATAAATCATAGTTGGTGCTTTGGCAGTTTGGACACAACTGAGGACGACAGAGCAATAATTATATATCCCGATAGGTTTGGAAACAAATGTCGAATTTTTGTTAATCCTGAAACTGTGGGGCAATACGCAGGATTAAAGGATAAAAACGGCACAAAGATTTTTGAGGGCGATATAGTGAAGAGATTTTGGTTTGGCAAAATGTGCATTTATCAAATTGACTATGACAACGGTCTCGCAAGTTTTATCGGGCGAGCGGGCATGAAATTTACAACATTTGACTATGATTCGGCCGAATTTGAGGTTGTCGGGAATATACACGATAACCCAGAGCTGTTAAGGGGAAACGACAATGCCGAGAGATAAGGATTTGCCAAAAAAATATGACATACCCCGCGAACGCTATCGGGAGCTGAAATACTTTTGCCTACAGTATCCACGAAAAAAGGAGCGGGCAAAAGATACATATGCTTTATCGGCGGCGGCGCCATCCGGGATGCCGTCCGCTTCGGGCTGCTCTGATCCGACGGCAAAAAGGGCAGAAAGCCGGGAGCGGGAAAAGAAAGATGTCGCGCTAATTGAGCGGTGCGTGAAGCTTGCCTGCGGCTCTGATGTCGGACTGATAACACCGTTGCTCAAGAACGTCACGCAGGGGACGCCGTATGAATATATGCCGGTGCCGAGCGGGCGCAGGCAGTTTTATAATCTCCGCCACAAATTCTTTTGCATCCTCGACCGCGAGCAAAAATAAAAGAGTGCACAAAGGGGACCAACTTGAGCCTACAATGGGTAGTGTAGAGTACTCTGATAAGCGAAAAGCGCGGAATTCCGGATTTTTTGAATCACTGGAGGAAGTGTAACTTGGAGTACTTAGACAAGATATTTCTCGGCGACGGAATCGCCGGGATGAAAATCTATCCCGACAACAGCATTGATATGATTCTTTGCGATCTGCCATATGGTATGACGGACTGCGCGTGGGATAACGCGCTGGACTTTGGCCTTTTGTGGTCGCAGTATTGGCGGATTCTGAAAGACAACGGCGCTGTGGTGCTCACGGCCGCACAGCCGTTTACAACCGACGTCATTAACAGCTGCCGCCGATTTTTCCGCTACTGCTGGTACTGGCAGAAAAACATGCCGACCGGATTTACCTTTGCAAAATATCAGCCGATGCGTTGCATAGAGGATATCTGTGTTTTTTACAAAAAAGCGCCGACATACAACCCGCAAGGCATCAAGCATCTCGAAAAGCCGATAGTTACAAAAGGCAAACGCGAAACGGACGGCATCTACAAAGACAGCACTCTCGGCAAGGACTCGCTGCGATATGTGACCGGATATCCCCGGAATCTGCTGCGAATCAACTGCGAGCGGGGCTTGCACCCGACGCAAAAGCCGGTCGCGCTATTTGAATATCTTATCCGCACATACACCAACGCAGGCGACACCGTGCTTGATAATTGCATGGGTAGCGGGACGACCGCTATCGCCTGCATCAACACCGGACGGCATTACACCGGTTTTGAAAAAGACGAGCGATATTATCGTGTCGCTCAAAACCGAATCGCCGAACGGCTGAAACAGAGTTCCACATAATTCTTTTCTCCTTTCTTCCCGCCTCGCCCTGCGGCGGGTTTTAATAGCAGGGCTTTTATACAAAAGCACATGGGCAGCGGCTGTCCAGAGAGTAGGCGAGGTTCGATTCCTCAAGGGGCTTTGTTCGACTCAAAGCCTCATAGGTTCAAAACTCTCACGCATTTAGTTTCTGCCGCCAAGAGGGCGAGGAAGCGCGAGAAGTTAAGCATCGGGCGTTCCGGGACGAATCGGGCGCACAAGTTTGCGGACGGTAAAACGATGGCTGACGACAAGACGCAGCTCGGGCGGCATATATGGTGGCATACGGTTATCTTCGGGGCTGATACACCCCGAAGGCGCGGTTTGACTCCGCGCGCTGCGACACCTTCATTTGACGCACCTCTCTGTGAGCCGGGAGGTGCGCTTTTACAGTCCGTTTTGTCGGACAGTGAAAACTTGAAAGAACTTTGATTTTGTGATATACTCGAAAAAAAGACGAGGGAGAATCACGAAATGAATGTTTTTAAGGTCGGAGAGGAAACACACATCCTTGACGGATATAACGAAGATTGTACTGTGTTTGAGGTCGATGAAGCGGGACTTAATATTTTTTATTACTACAGCTCACCGACCGAAGAAGAAATGCGGGCTTTCGAGCCCGGTGCTCCCGGTGAAATTCGCTTGGCAAGAATAGACGATATACTTTTTCTGTTCTGCAAGCTCGGAACGCTTGCCTGGACGGAAATGCCGTATGCTATTCAACTTAGCAAATTGACAAATCTTCCAAAGCCGGAAGAGGGCGAGGGTTATAACCTCACGATCATGCTCATCGATCGGGATACTTCGATTATCAAAAAAATTCGAACGGTAGGTCTCAGCACGAAATTTTCAGAAGCGTTTAGAACGGAAGCGTCAAAAGACATGGCAGATGTTCTTTTCGCGCCGACATACCGCATGCATGTGCGCGAGATTCAAGCCGCATATCCGACGTGGCTGCTTGTTGCCAAGAGCAGAGTGGGATATGAGTTCGGCGACAGAGAAAAATAACACGAGCAGCCTAAAAGGCTGCTTTTTTCATGGTGAAAAAATGGAGCACAAAGTATTTACTCAGCCCAAAAAGCGGCAGAGTTTTAACATTATGCGTGAAAACGCGATAATAGAAGACCTGACTCCAAAGCTTCCGGAAGGCGAAAGCTTTGTGTATATTACATCCGGCGGGTTCAGCTCGATTGCCTTTATCGTTTGGATTGCCGGTCAGACGCGCATAAAGAGTCTGTTTGCGTCAACGCTGCGCGTCGGTGTTCGGCAGGCGCAAATGCTTGACGGTCTGCACAACGACGGCAGATTAGACAAAGTTGATTTGCTCGTCGGCGGTGCGATGAAAGACAATTGCGAGCATAATCGCGGTTATGGATATCTCGAACAGATAACCTACATATTCCAAACAAACGGTTGGACCGTGAGCATGTACAACAACCATTCCAAGGTTATGCTTTTCGATACCGATGCCGGAAAGTTTGTTATTGAATCATCCTCAAATCTTAACGAAAATCCAAAAGTTGAGCAGTTTCGCTTGGAGAAATCAGCGGAACTGTTTGACTTTTACAGCTCGTTTTTTCGGGAAATAAGGGACGAATACAAAAAAATTATTTAATTTATAACAGCATTATAAAACTCTCACGCGCGCGACAAATTAAAAGCCTTTGTGACTTTTATAAAACAGAGGGGGTGGCAAAGTCGAATGACAGAGCGGATGATTACTTTTTGTGATGAGTTTGTCAAAAGAAAAAGGGCATACGGGTCAGCACGCGAGTCGGCTATTGCTGCCGGTTATTCCGAAAAGTCGGCGGCGACGATGGCGACATATATTTTAAAACGCCAAGATGCGCAGGAATATATGGCGCGGCGAGAGGAAGAAATCGCGGAGAGTATCCGGCGTCGCTTTTTATATGACGCCGCCGATGCCCAGGAAGCAATGGCAGGAATTTTGAAGAAAAAGTATGCCGATGACCGTGATATCATCGCGGCCGCAAAAGATATTCTTGACCGAGCGGGTTTTACAGCGGTTGAAAAAAAAGAAGTCTCCGTCAACGCGCCGCAGATTATCGACGATATAGGAGGCGCTAATATGGCCGTCAGGCTTACTGACATAATCGCGCCGTCGTTTTATGAGGTGCATCGCGATGTGTGTGCTGGGCAGCATACGCACTATGTGCTTAAAGGCGGGCGCGGAAGCACGAAGAGCAGCTATATATCGCTTGAAATTGTCTGCGGCATCATTAAAAACCCTGACGCGCACGCGATCGTGTTCCGCAAAATTGCAGACACGCTGCGGGACAGCGTTTTTGCACAAATGCTGTGGGCTATTGATAAACTGGGCGTGTCGCAGTATTTTAAAGCGACGGTCAGTCCGATGAAAATCACATATCTGCCGAGCGGGCAAACGATTATGTTTCGAGGTCTTGACGATCCGATGAAAGTCAAGTCCATAAAAATCCCGTTCGGCTATTTTCGTTATATCTGGTTCGAGGAATGGAATCAGTTTTCCGGGATGCGGGAAACCGATAATGTGCTGCAGTCGGTCATGCGCGGCGGCAGTAAATTCGATGTTTTTTATTCGTACAATCCCCCTGAGTCGCTGCGGGCGTGGGTGAATGATGAGGTGCGCGTAGAGCGCGCCGACCGCCTGGTACATCACAGCACATATTTGACTGTGCCGCAGGACTGGATAGGCGCGCCGCTGCTGTTGGAGGCGGAGCACCTGAAACAGCACTCGCCGGAACGATATAGGCACGAGTTCCTCGGGGAAGTCACCGGCACGGGCGGCGAGGTATTCCGGAACATCAGTATCCGACCCATCAGCAATGAAGAGATTGCGCGGTTTGACCGTATCAGGCGCGGCATAGACTGGGGCTATGCGGTTGACCCGTTTGTTTTTATATCGTGCAACTATGACAAGCCGCGCAGGCGGCTGTATATATACGACGAGATATACGCGGCGGGCATGAGCAACAGACTTGCCGCCGACCGTATAAAATCTCGTGGAGTTGCCGGCGAAATTATCGCAGACTCCGCCGAACCGAAGTCTATAGCGGATATGTATGAATACGGCCTGAGAGTCAGAGGCGCACGCAAGGGTCCGGACAGCGTGAAGCACGGCATAGAATGGCTGCGCGACCTCGACGAAATAATAATAGATCCCGCCCGCTGTCCAAACGCGGCGCGGGAATTTTCATCGTATGAGCTCGAACGGGATAAGGACGGCAATTATAAGGCGAACTATCCCGATAGAGACAACCACACGATTGACGCCACGCGCTACGCCACAGAGAACGACCAGCAGAATGTGAGGGTAACTTAATGATTAACAATATGGACTTGATAAGAGAAAAGCTCGCGTATCACCATACGGCTACGGACGATGAGATTATCAAAACCGTACTTAAAAATGCGCGGGAAGACCCGGAGTATCTGGCGGCATGCGAGGGACTCCGATATTATCGCGGTATGCAGGACATTCTGAAGAAAGATTTTCGCGAGACGGTCGTTTATGAAGAAGATGAAAACAGCCCGGCGGGCATAAAGCGCGGCGGTGTTAAGATAATCAACGAAAACAATTCGAATCACCACAATGTGCATAATTTCCATGCGCTGATGGTCGACCAGAAGGTCGCGTACATCCTCGGCAAGCCACTTTCCGTCTCCGTCGAGGGTGCAAATGACGGAGCGGGCAGTGTGGATGAAAGCCTGAAAGCTTTTGAGGACGCTGTCACCGCAGTGACCTCAGACGAGGCTTTTGTGGACATGCTCCCCGACCTCGCGACAAATGCGTCGAATTGTATCGTCGGATGGCTGCATGTCTATTACTCGGCAGCCGGCAAGCTTTGTTTTGTTGTTATCCCGACGACAGAATGTATTGCCTGCCGCGATATGAGTTATCAGCAGGTGATTACCGACTTTTTCCGCCACTATAAAATAACCGTCGTGCAAAACGGCACAGAGACGGAGCGGGAGCGGGTAGAGTGGTGGACTGCGACAGGGGTAAAACGCTATGTCGAAAACGATGCCGGAGAGTTTGTGCTCGAAAGCAACAGCCCGCACTGGTATAACGAGCAGATAATCAACGATGAGCGCGTCTCGGTTGAGGCGAAATCGTGGGGAAGAATCCCGTTTGTTCCGCTTTATAACAACTCTGCGCATCAGACCGACCTTTCGCGAATCAAAGGTCTGCTTGACGCATATAACCTGATATCTTCTGCGTCGACGAATAATCAGATAGATCTCGTCGAGCTTTACTGGATGATACAAGGATACGGCGGCGAGACCGCAAAAGCGATACAGCAGAAGCTGCAGATAAACAAGGCGGTGTCAATAAGCGATCCGTCAGGCAAGATAAGTGCCGAGCAGGTCACACTTAATGTCACCGAGCGCCTCGCCTGGCTCGATATGCTCCGCCGGGACATATATCATATCGGACGCGGCATTGATATGAACGATGAAAAGCTCGGCAGCGCGCCGTCAGGCGTCAGTCTGAAATTCCGCTACACCCTGCTTGACCTTAAGGCTGACCCGCTTGTTTCGAAGTTAAAGGTCATGCTGAAAGAGCTGTCATGGTTTATTACGCAGGATATCAACCTGAAGAACGGTACTGACTATGACTATACACTTATCAAATACGATGTCCACAAGTCGATGATAGTCAATGACGCGGAGACGGTGGATATAATTCAGAAGTCGCAGGGGCTTGTGCCCGATAAGATGCTTTTAGCAAAGCACCCATTTGTTGACGATGTCGCGCAGGCGTATGAAGAGCTGCAGAAGCAGCGCGAGGAAAACGCAAAGATGTTTATCGGCGACGATAACGACAAGGACGATTCCAAAAAGGATGATGAATAATGCGCTCTGATCTCTATTGGGAGGAGCGGGCACTGCAGCGCGAGGAATATGCCCGACGTGCCTCGACACGGGTTATAAAGACAAAAACGGTCAAGTTATACGCCAAGGCGCAGAAAGACCTCGACGCCCGCATAAATCGGATATTTTCGCGTTATGCGGCAAATGGTGAATTGACGCCGGAAGAAGCTCGTCGGATGCTGAACACCAAAGAAGCGGAAGCAGAATTGGAAGCACTGCGCAAAGAGCTTAATAACATAAAAGACCCGGTTATAAAAAGAAAAGCACTTGCCCGTCTCAATGCGCCGGCATATGCCGCGAGAATAAATCGCCTTGAGGCTTTGAAAGCCAATATCGAGACGGAAACGGCATTGCTTGCCGACCGGGAGAAGCGGGAACTCAAGCGGCTGCTTGAAGACGTGAGCGGGGATACATACTATCGCAGCATATATGACACGCAGATCGGCACGGGATTAGGCTTTGAGTTCTCAGCCCTGCCGAAAGGCGCCGTAAACACCATAGTAAATGACCGCTGGAAAGGCGCGAATTTTTCCGACCGTATCTGGCAGAACACATCCGCGCTTGCCAACAGCGCATACGGTATTGTGGCGCGTGGAATTATGACGGGAGCGGGTACGCAGGTAATGGCGCGCCAGCTCGCCGACGCGATGCAGTCCGGAATGTACAGCTCGATGCGGCTGATACGCACCGAGACAAACCGTGTGCATAACGCCGCCGAAAAGGTGGCATACGAAGAGGAAGGCATAACGGAATACAGATTTCTCGCCACCCTTGACGGGCGCACCTGTGATGTCTGCGGCGCTTTGGACGGCAAGACTTTTCCGGTCTCCGAAGCGAAGGAGGGCATAAACTATCCGCCGCTCCATCCGAACGACCGCTGCACTACAACGGCAGTCATAGAGGGGCAAAACCGAGCCGAACTCAAACGCAGGGCATTGGATCCCGAGACCGGGAAAACGGTGCTTATTCCGGCAGAAACGACATATGAAGAGTGGCTTGCGGATAATATAAATCCTCTTACCGGGAAGCTTAAATATTATCCGCCCAAGACTTTGACACAAGTGTCCTCCTACAATAGAGATCAGTTCGAACGGTATTCGGCAGTCTTAAAAGAAAACGTGCCGGATTCTCTTGATGAATTCTTAAAAATAAAGTATAATGATCCTGAGAAGTGGAAGACGCTCAAGAGGCAATACCGCTTGGTGAATCAATACAAGATGGATTCAGGCAATTTATCTACTGATGAAATCTTGCGGTTTGATAAAAAGGTTATTTATGAAAAAAGACTCCAATTCACGAGCAAATACAAAAGAAGCGGAAACGTTGCCGGTGCATATATCGATGATGATTTTGACAATATGTACTATGCACACAGTGCCATATCCGGAAAAGCAAGTATCGGTGGGTACAAAGGAACTGGAAAATTAGTTTTACTTAAAGAGGCTCGACGTTTTAAATACATTGATGTTCCCAAAATGGATGGAACGATGAGGAAAGAAACCTACAATGACACTGAGGCGAAGCTCTTCGAGTTCTTTGCCGATTTGTATGAAACAAACCCTTTTAAAAAGATATGTATGCTTTCCGAACGTGGAATGTGCGATAGTTGCAAAGGGGTAATGCAGCAATTTAAAGAACTATACCCGGATGTTGAAGTGAATGTTATCTCAAACAAAAGGGTCGAAGGCAATGTTTGGAAAGAAAGGATGAGAAAAAGATGAAGTACGAGCTTGATTATCAGGGAGCAACAGAAATTCTCGAAGACCGTTTAAGCACGGGTATACAGCCGAAAACGGGAGATTTGCTCGAAAACTCATATCTCACAGAATTCGATCAGGATATCCTTGAAGAAGCCGAACGTCTTAACGCGGTGCTTCCGCTGATAAAGTGGGAAGTGGACAACAACGATCTCAGCGAAGCCATGAGCGACGAGCTCTATCTCTACTATGAGGATTTGCTCAAAGGTCGCCTTGACGGAATACTGGACGAAGAGGAAGCCCCCATAATCATAAAAGACCTCACCGAGAGCTATATAAAAGCTTTCGGAAAAGATACTCTTGATGAAGAGGATCAATAATAAATAACAAGCCGCCAAGCGAAAGCGAGGCGGTTTTGTCATATCACAACATAATAATTACAGCGTTTTGCAGTCAAATGCAAAGCGCTGTTTTTATATCCAAATTTATCCGCCACCCGGAGCAAAATGGTGTCGCGCAGTATTGGGACTGGCCAAGTAAAAAGGGAGCGCGGGAAAGGACAGACATGGACTGGCTTAAAGACATTTTAGGCGACGCACACACCGAGGACATCGACAAGAAGATAGCGAGCTATATCGGCAAGAACTTTGTTTCAAAAGCAGATTTTCGCGCCGAGTCCGACAAGGTCAAGAACCTTGAGGGTCAGATAGCAGAGCGGGGCAGTCAGCTTGAAGAGCTCAAAAAGGTTGATACCGCCGGGCTGCAAGCTACGATTACACAGCTGCAGAACGAAAACAAGCAGGCTAAGGCTAAGTATGACAGCGATATTGCCGCCATGAAGCTTGACTCCGCTATCGATGCCGCTATTACAGCCGCCAAAGGCAAGAATGCAAGAGCTATAAAAGCCTTGATAACGCCCGGCAGCGTGAAGCTCGACAAAGACGGCAAGCTCGAGGGCTTTGACGATCAGCTCAAGGCAATCAGAGAAAGCGACGCCTATCTCTTTGACAAAGTCGAAACCAGACAGAGGGGCGGAGACCCCGACCACGGCGGCGGAGACCCCGAACCGGGCGAAGCCCCCGAGAACTATGCCGATTATGTGAATTGGCGCAAAAATCAGTAAAAACGGAGGATTTAACAAATGTCAAACAAATTCCTGACTCCTCAGATAGTCGCGAACGAGGCTCTTATGGTGCTCGAGAACAATCTCGTTGCTGCCGACCTTGTCCACAAGGACTATTCCAAGGAGTTCGCACACGTCGGTGATACTATCACCATCCGCAAGCCCGCGAAGTTTTCCGCGAAGAACTTCGTCGGCGAGACCGTAGACCAGAATGTGAACGAGGGCAGCGTCAAGGTGACCCTTGACCATTTCCGCGATGTCACCGTTCCGGTCACTTCCAAGGAAATGACCCTCGACATCAAGTCATTTTCTGAGCAGATCATATCTCCTGCGGTGCAGGCCATATCCCAGGCCATCGACAGCGATATTATCGCCGAAGGCATCGCAAACGCCGGCAACACCGTGAGCGGCACCGCGAACGCGGCCGACCTCAAGGACATTGCCAACATTGCCAAGGCATTTGACCTCAAGGGTGTACCGATACAGCAGCGCAGACTTCTCGTCAATCCGACGCACAAGTATCGCTATCTGACCACGGAAAACCTCTCGAAGGTCGCATATGCGGGCAACTCCGATGCCCTGCGCTCAGCAGAGCTCGGCTCTATCTATGGTCTTGACACCTATATGTCGCAGAATGCCCCTGATACCCTCGCGGCAACTGCGGGCACTGCGACCGCTGCAAAAGTCTCCTGCACCGCAGGCGAGACCAAGGTCGCACTCTCGGATGTCACTGCGGCGACCGGCACCTTTAAAAAGGGCGACGGCTTTATCCTCGACGGCTATCTTTACAGATTTGCCGCCGATGCAACTGCCGCAAGCGGCGCGGTCACTGAGGTCGCGATAGACCAGCCTATCCATCGCACCATTGCTTCGGATGCGGCGGTTAAGGTGTATCTCGTCAAAACGACTCATTCCCTTGCATTCCACCGCAACGGCCTTGCGCTCGTCACCCGTCAGCTTGAGCTGCCTATGGGCGCGAATAATGCGGCTATTGCGTCGAGCAGGAACGGTCTTGCTATCAGAGTCGTATATGACTACGACATCAAGCACAAGACCGACCGCGTCAGCTTTGATATCCTGTACGGCGTCAAGACCCTTGACAGCGACATGACCGCAAGGCTGGTGGGCTGATATGACGGAGCAGAACAAGGCCGACCTCATAGCCCGGATGCGCGTGATGTTGGGTAAGGAAATGTCGCTGCCGGCTGCCCGGTATCTGCTGGACAGCGTCGAGTCAAAGGTGTTGCGATATACCAAGCGGCGTGAGCTTGTTCCCGGTCTTGATCTGCTTGTGGCAGAGATAGCCGCGCAGCGTTACCGCACGCAGCAGCCGGGCTCTACCGATGCGGCGCAGACCGTTGCAAGCATAACGGACGGCGACCAGAGCGTGAGCTTTAAGCACAGCGACTCAGACCTCGCCACAACGGCGGAACTGAGCGACAGCGAAAAGGTGATGCTCAACGAGTGGAGGAGGCTTTTCTGGTGAAGATCCCCGACGCCTTCAGACGCGCACAGCGCGCCGTATTTCAAGACAAAGCAGTCGAGCACTATAAAGCCGTCAAACAGACGGGAACGCTCGGCAGCGAAACAGTGAAGCCCGCAGAAACACCTGCGGGCTCTTTTACTGTCAACTTCCGACTCGTTACCGACGCTATGCAGGCGCAGGAATGGGGGCTGCAGTGCAACAAAGACGCCACCTTTTCAACATCCGATACGCTCGCCGTCGAAAAGGGCGACTATGTGAAATATGTCGGTGCTTATTACCGAATCACTGAGATTCAGCCGCACGACAGCCACACGCTGTATCTTTGCAAGGCGGTAAGCCGATGAGCATTGAGGTTAAGGGTCTCGGCGAGCTGGCGAAAAAGCTCGCGAAGCTCGGCGGCGCCGATACCGCCATTTCAAACGGCACGCGCGAGGCGGCGCGAATAGTCAACAACAGCGCAAAAGAGTTGTGTCCAGTAGATAACGGCAATTTGCGCGCGTCGCTGCATACCGACTACAAGCGCGAGGGTAGCAAGCATATCGGCAGCGTATTGACCAATGTTGAATACGCCGCCTATGTGGAATTCGGTACGGGTCCTAAAGGTAACGGCACATATACTTATGAGCTCCCGGGCGGGATCCATTACAAGGCGGACAAGTGGCGCGGCAAAATCCCTGGTGTCGGCTGGCGAATGATAAGCGGACAAAAGGCGCAGCCGTATCTCTATCCTGCGCTTATAAACAATCGCGAGGCAATACTCGAGTGCTATAAGCGCGCGATACAGCAGGAAATAAATCGTAAAGGCGGTCAGAAAAATGGTTGATATCGAACAGGTGACTTATGATGTGCTTTCACTCGCTGTACCGGGCGTGAAATGGTCTGCGGAATATCCGCAGAGTTTTGAACGGCACGGTTTGATAAAGCAGATGGATAACTCCGTTAAAATGCCATCCTCTTCGCGTCCGGATCATTTTTCCCGGATCGCCGTGCAGATCCAGGTGTGGATGGCGACGCCGGAGGGCAGAAACGAGGTCGAGAGGCAAGTTGACGATGCAATGCTCCGCCTCGGTCTGCTTCGCGGCAGTCCTAACCACCTTGAGGACGAACAGCAGGACGGTACGGTGTTATACCGCACCGTCCTGCTTTATAACGGAGTCTACGACAACAACACGAAGCGGTTTTACCGCAGTTAATAAGGAGGTAAGTACAAATGGAAGATTATCAGACTTCTATAGGCGTGATTCTGGAAATGGGCGCGAGCGCAGAAGCGGCAGCTGAAGTTCCCGGCCTGCTTGATTTTCCCGATATGCTCGGCGAATCGGACAAAATCGACGTGACCACGATGAAGGACACGCAGAGAAAGTATAAGCCCGGGCTTTCCGACCCCGGGGATATGGCGTTTACTTTCGGCTATGAGGGGATGAAGACCGGCACGAACTGGGCGACCCTCAAGGGAGCTAAGGATGCAGACAAGACCTTTATTCTGCTGTTCCCGGACGGTTCCGGTTTCACATGGACAGGCAGAGTGTCACTTTCGATGCCCGGAAAGGGCGTCGCAGAGGCGCTGACCTTTACTGCAAAAATCACTCCATCGTCGGATATAGAGGAATATACCTCGTCCGGCGGCTAAAGAACACATCGGCGGGGGAAACTCCGCCGAAAATTTAAAATAAGGAGACAACAACTATGCTTACTGCGTGTAATGCACCTTTTTATAGATTGACCGCCGGCGAGAAGGAGTACAAGCTCAAGCTCACGACGGCGACAAAAATCGAAGTGGAAGACCGTATAGGCTGCAGCCTGCTTGAAGCTCTTGACAAGCTGGCATACACCAAGGTCTTTGCAGTGACCCTCTGGGGCGCGCTGCAGAAATACCAGGCAAATATGACGCTCCCCAAGACATATGAGCTCATCGATGCGCTTGAAGCCGAGGGCTTTACCCTCGAGGACAGAGCGGACACATTCCTCGGCATTATGAAGGTGTCCGGTTTTTTTACACCGGAACAGATAGCGGACATGGAGCGGGAGGACGAGGAGCAGGAGATAGAGTAATCTTCTCCTCAGCGACCGAGTGGGTCGCGGATCTCAAACCTCGCGCTTTTGCGGTCGGGATAACCCCGGACGAATTCTGGAGCATGTCGGCCGGAGAGGTTGAGGACCTTATATCCGCAAGGCAAAAGGCAGAAAATGAGCGGCGTAAATGGCAGTTACAGCTGATATGGAATCTCGGGCAGCTTGATTCTTTCGCGTTTAACGACCCGAAAAAATATCCTACGCTTGAAAAGGCGTTCCCGTCAGCTTTCGGCATGCAGCAAACCGGGTGGATGGTAATCAAAGCTCGGGTGTCTGCTTATGCCAAATCAAAAAACGCCGCAAGGCACAGGGCAGGTGAAAAAAATGACAGTTGAAGAACTGCAAGTGCTGATTACAGCAAACACCAAGGACTTTAACGCCAAGATTGATAAGGCGAACAAGAGGCTGGGGTCGCTTGAACAGCAGGCAACACGCACGGGAGCGGGTGTCGGAAAGCTTTTTACAGGCATAAAAACTACCGCTGCCGTTGCGGCCATACAGAAAGTAGTAAGCGAGGTCAAGAAGTTGACGGACGCATATGCGGAAAACGAAGCCGCGCAGATGGGCTTGTCGAGCATATTGACCGCGCAGGGAAAAGACCTGAACGCCGCGAAAGCGTGGCTTAAATCGTACACTAAAGACGGTCTTATACCGATGATGGACGCTTACACCGCGTATAAGAGACTCGCGGCGGCAGGGTATTCCGACGAGCAGACACAGTCCATACTGACCAACCTGAAAGACTCGGCGGCATTTAACCGTCAGGGCAGTATGACGATGGGCGAAGCCATCAAGAGCGCAGCCGAAGGTATCAAAAACGAAAACAGCATTCTTGTCGACAACGCCGGCGTTACAAAAAACCTGTCCGTTATATGGGACGAATACGCGGCATCGATAGGCAAGACTGCAGCAACGCTGACCGACGCAGAAAAGCGCATAGCTACGACACAGGGCATCATGCGGGAGACGGCATTCCAAACCGGAGATGCCGCGAAATATGCGAACACCCTCGCAGGAGCGCAGGCTGCTTTGAAAGCTCAGACAAAAATGTTGTCAAGTGCGCTCGGGTCGATGTTTGCGCCGGCTTTGCAGCAGTGTATCCCGCAGGTCACGGCGCTGCTTGAAAGATTGACCGCTCTCGCCGAAAAAGCCGGGCAAGTTATGGCTATATTGTTCGGCACGTCGAGTGCAACGAGCCGGACATCGTCAAACACCGCCAAGCTTGCCAATAGCACACAGCAAGTGTCCACAAACCTCGGCAGCGCGGCGAAAAAGGCGAAGGATTATAAAAACGCTTTGCTCGGCATCGATGAAATCAATCGTCTCGGAACGCCGGATACCGGATCTGATAGCGGCAGCGGCGGCGGAAGCAGCACAACGGTATCGAGCGGGGGAAACAATTTCAACAGCCCGCTGTCTAACGCCAACAGTGTTATTGACCCTAAGCTTGCAGAGCGCGCCGAAGAGCTGAAGCAGAAGCTTGAAAAAGTGAAATCCACAGTCTCTGCACTTGAGCCGGTGATAAAGGGAGTTGCAGCCGGCGCGACCGCCGCTTTCGGCGTAAAGGTTCTGAGTAAGTGGTACTCCGGCGCAAAAGGCGTGTGGAATAGCTTTAAGGGGCTGAGAGTTGTCTCTACTTTTACCGAGAGTTTTTCTTGGATAAAGGAGACCGGAGGAAGCACAGCGCAGGCGTTAGGTTATGGATGGAAGAAAGCTGCGGGTGCTGCCAAAGACAGTTTGAAGCAGTTCCGAGCGGGTTTGTCGGCAACTCAAAAAGCCATGATAGGCGCGGCAGGATTCGCAGCATCGCTGGCGATGGCAAAATCTGCTTTTAAGGCATTCGGCGCGGGCGCAGAAGACGCCAAAGCCAAACTGGCGGTTATGGCAGTAGGACTTACTGCCGTTGCAGTGGCTATGTATGCGGCGTTGGGTCCGGCCGGACTGGTCGTCGCGGCAATTGGTGCGATCACGGGAGCTATCATAGGTTTTGAACAGGGCGCAGATGAGCTTGCAGAAAAGACCTACCAATCCTCCGATGCCTATAAGGTGTTGTCAGAAAACATCGCATCCTCTGAGGCAATCATCCAAAGAACAAAGGAAAATATGGATGGTCTTAATCAGAAGATAGAGGGATTGAACACCGTCAGTGCGGAGTACGGTGCAGTTAAAATGCTCACCGACGAGATATATCAGCTGAGCGAAAAGTCAAATAAGTCCGCCTATGAAATGGACTTGATGCGCGTCAAGGTCGACACTCTGAATGCTATGAATATCGACGGATTGCATTTGAGTATCGACGAGACCAAAGGCGTAGTTGTGGAGACTAAGGACTCAATTTACGGGGTCATAGAGGCTTTGAAGAAACAGGCCGAAATGGCTGCAATACAAGACATTCTGACTGAGTCATACAAAGCCTTTTATCAAGCAACAATTGACAACAAGACGGCGACTGACAATTACAAGGTTGCGTCAGATAGGCTTGCCGAGGCACAAAATAAGTTAAACGAAAAGGCGGCAGAACTTGACAAGAAAAATCAGGGCGTATCAGGTGGCTTTCGTGATGTCGCGAACTGGATATCGCAAAAGCTTAGTCCGGAATATCGAGCTCTTAAAAAAGAAGTCGAACATGCCGAAGACGCTTTGGAACAGTCACGCAAGGCTATTAAGAACACGTCTGCTGCAATGGATGACGCAAGCAAAAAGACGAAGTATTATTCGGATCAGCTCGTCAAGCTTAAAAATAACATCAACAATATAAACGGTGTAAGCTGCGATGTGACAGTAAAAACCCGATCTACCGGGGCACAGCAGTATGCATCCGGCGGATATCCTGATACCGGACAACTCTTTATTGCTCGAGAGAGCGGCCCCGAGATGGTTGGACAAATCGGAGGCAGGACGGCAGTTGCCAACAACAGCCAAATTGTGGACGGTGTTTCTTCGGGTGTTGAGCGCGGTGTTGAAAGAGCTATGGAACGAAGCAATGGCGGAACCGTAACGATTGTCGTTATGAACGAGCGCGGTGATATTGTAAACGAGCTTAGAAATGTCAACATGCGTGCCGGTAAAGTAATCATTCCGATAAACGAATAAAAGCCCTCTCAATCGAGAGGGCTTTTCCTTTGTAATATTGCGTCAGTCCACTTTTTCACCAAGTGCTCTGGAAATCTGCAAATATTGTCCGTCTTGGACAGTGATATATGCATTGTTGCTGAAGTTATCGTTAGCAACGATATTATCGCCGTAATTGTACGAACTCGACAGCACGGCGTAATAACCGTCGTTTCCCGCCTCAGTGGCAACGAGCTTGTACTCTCCGGCGGGAATATCCTTTCCAATCTTATAAACCCCTTCGAGCACGGCGGAACTGTTGAAGTGCATGTCCGGAGCTTTTTCCGAGGGACACATTTCTGCCCGTGTAATTTCTATGTATTCGCCGTCCTTGACAGTGGCATAAACCCAAGCGTCAAAGTTTTCGTTAAAAATAATCGAATCTCCGGAACTGTCGGACGACACACAGAAATATCCTGAATAATCTTTTTCTGTGGCGATTATCCAGTATTCTCCGGCGGGAATGTCTTTTCCAACCTTGTACATTCCCTCGCCGTAATGGTCATTCGGCAAATCTACTTTGCTGATATTATCTGGAGTAGTGGGGGAGTTGGTGGTTGTAGAATTGCCGCATCCACAGAGCCCAATCAGCATAATACCTGCGATAAGTAAAGCAATAAATTTTTTCATCAGAATTTCTCCTTTTTCTTTTTAATTTATCATGTTTTATTTTTTATGTCAAGAAAGAAGGTGGGACAGCAGTGGCAACCGCTTTTAATCCCGGCGACAATCCGATAGCTACCGTGGACGGCGTAACTATGCCGGTATATCCTGACTCGGAGGACGGATATAAATGGGAGCTTGAGGACGCTTCGGCCAGCGATGCAGGGCGTACCGAAGATGTCGTCATGCACAAAAAACGCATAGGGCAGACCGACGCGGTAACGCTTAAATTTTCCGGGCTGTCCATAGCGAACGCGAGCAAGATTCTGAAAATGTTCAACCCGGAGTATATAACGGTCAAGTACTTAAATATGCTCGAGGGCGGATATGTAACGAAAGAGTTTTATGTCGGCAACAGAAGTGCGCCGCTGTACAACAGCAGTCTGAATGTTGTTGACAATGTGACCTTTAAAATCGCGGCGCGAAAGGGGTGATGCTATGTATCCAATAACTACCGCTGGGCTTGCGGCTCTGCGAGAGGATGTGGTGCAGTCCGTCAATATCCTCTGTACGCCTACAAAAGGCACGGCATTTAATATCACCGACAAGGACATCATCGGCGCGGTAACGGTGGACTGGTCAAGTGTCACGGGCAACAAGCTTGATTTGGGCTCGGCGTGTATGTCAGAGCTGAGTTTTACTCTTGAGAATACTGACGGTGCGTTTGACGACAAGGTGTTCGAGGGCGCACAGCTGTATGTCACTACGCGCTTTCCCGCAGGCTCGACAAAGGAGACAGTGCCTATCGGCTATTACACGGTGGACAGCCCTCCGCGCAAGCTCAGAAGCATCAAAATAACGGCTTATGACCGCATGGCGAAGTTTAACCGAGCCTATGATACTGAGCTTGCCTATCCTGCAACACTGTATCAGATAGTCGCCGATGCCTGCACAAAGTGCGGGGTGTCGCAGAAGCTTCCGACGAACACGCTGCATCGGAGTGTGTCGATACCTAAACGCCCGACGGCGGACAATCTGACCTATCGTCAGGTGCTTGTCTGGGCTGCGGAGCTTATGGGCGTGAGCTTGTATATCGACTATGACGGCAAGCTGACAGGCGGGTGGTATGCGACAAACGCCAAGCACATGGTTATAAAAGCTTCAGATCGTTTTACTTCCGGCAATACAGACTTTGCCGAAAACAACATCGTGTTCTCCGGCGTGCGCATCGTCGGAAACGACGAGAACAAAACCGAATACCTCGCGGGCACAAAGGACTATGCCTTTAACATCGAGGGCAATCTTCTTGTGCAGAGCGATATGAATCTCAGCACACTGGCGGCGGAACTCAAAACCGCGCGATGCAGTCTTACATACACGCCTATGTCCTGCACTACACACTCTTTCCCGCACCTTAGACCGCTCGATGTGATGAACTTTGAGACGGCTCAGGGGACGAAGAAAGTCGTGTTGACAAATGTCAAGTGGCAGTCACAGAACCGCTGCACGAAGCTTGAGGGCAAGGGCGAAACGGCAACGCAGTCGGGATATGCCACAATGGGCGCGTTTACACCGAAGCAGCAGGCAGTACTCGAACAGACACGCGCACAGCAAGCTGCGCAAATCAACGACTTTGAGCAGGCGACCCTCGCGCTGAACGAGACCATCGCGAATAGTATGGGCTTATATGTCACGCGGAAAGCAGACAGCAGCGGCGCGGTTATAACCTATTACCACGACAAGCCTACGCTCGAGGGGAGCAACACTATATATTGCCGCAACGCCGGTGGGTATGCCTGGACTAATAACGGTTGGAACAACGGATCCCCGAACTGGGAGTACGGTGTATCAAAAGACGGTGACGCGGTTATCCGAAGCATTGCCGCAAACAAGATTTCCGCGAGTTATATCACAACGGACATCCTCTCATCGCCGACCGGGAAGTTTTCTTTTAACTTGGACACCGGACACATCGAAGCCTCCGACATCAACATCACGGGCGGAGATATAAACCTTGACGGCGGTACACTGTCAATCTTAAACAACGACGGTTACAAAGCCGACCTGTCCGGCGGCGTGCTTGACCTATATCAAGGCGCAGGCACGGGAACCGGAACAGGATATAAATATCTGTCGTTTGGCAGCTCGATGCTGTACAAAACCGAGCTTGGCGGCGACTGGTATGCGACTATAGCCGCGCCTGAGTTTACGCTCGGCGGGCAGTCTGCAAAAGGCTTTAGATTGGGCACGTCAACCGCGAACGCTTCTGCGGCGATGCCTGCCGTCGGCGGTTTGACGAACAACTGGGACACTGACTATATGCTCGTGGAAAAAGACACAACGCGAATCAGGCGGGCATTACACGTCAACGAATACGGCTACACAACATCTCCGGGCGAATATCTCGCGTACCGAGCAACCGGTTACAACGGGAAAAACAAGTTCATTACGAATTTCGGTGCTTCGGTTGTGGCAGGCTCTCCGGCGTTCACAGTTCGAGTTCAGGACACTACGTCAGCCGGAAATAATTACGTTCGTGCGGATTTGTTCGCCGCAAAAAGCGACAGAGCAGAGGTTCGCCTTATGGATACAAGCGGCAACGCTTATCGTCTTACATTTACGCAAGGCGGTATAACATTTTGGTCAGATGCAACAGGCTCGAAAAAACTCGCTTTCGCATAAGGAGGATATATGACGAAATCAGAAATCAATCAAAAACTCGCAGAGCTTAGAGCGCAAGGCGAAGCCTTGCAGAAACACAACGCGCAGCTGATACAGCAGATAGAGGTCAATAAAGTCGAGTTTGCGAAAATCTGCGGCAAAATCGAACTGTTGTCCGATATGCTCTCAGAACTCGAAAAACCGCCCGTGGAGGGCGAGAACGGGGAGGCGGAAAAAGATGCAGACAAGAACGATAACGGTTGATTATGCTCGCCCTCGCGGGTATGACGTAGGCTACCGCGCCGAAAATAATTTTACTCTGCTTGCCTTGCCTGTGCCCGAAGAGCTCGAGGGCGCAGACGGCTATCGTGTCTACTTTGAGTCGACGGTCGGCGAGTATCTGCAAACCGAGCTGTTGACTCCTGCGGACGGCTATGTGACGGTCAAAATCACGAGCGATATTGTGCCTGAGCCTGGCAACATGGCAGCGCAGCTTGTCGCCTTTGCAGACGGCGAGATAGTCGGCTATGCACCGATGATAACAGGCTCTGCCAAAGTGTCTATCCCGGACGGCACAGAGCGGTTGAGTCACAGCCTTGCCGCCGAAATCGCGCTTAACACCGCCGCACGGCATTCGCACGACAACAAATCCGTGCTTGATAAGTTCGCGGAAACTGATGGCAAGCCGACTTATGACGGCAAAGCCCTCGGCGGAGGCGGTGCAGGAGGTTATGCTATCGGTGACGGTTTAAAGGTGGAAAACGGCAAGCTGTCCGTCGATACCGCGACCGCTGCTGAACAAGACAATACTAAGCCGATAACATCGGGAGCAGTCTACACAGCCGTTGGAAATATCAATGCGCTTTTAGCGACAATCTAAGGAGGCTAATATATGAGCACACAGGCAGAAATCACCAGACTGCAAAACGCGAGAAATAAGATAAGAACATGGCTCGTCGGGTTGGGGCTTGCCACAAGCACGGACAAGCTTGACGAACTCGCAACTAAAGCCGCCGCTATCAAGAATCAGGGGGCGGTTGACGCGAGCGTCAAAGAGGGCGAGAGCTATACTATCCCCGCTGGATATCACAACGGCAGCGGTACAGTTAAAGGTGTCTCAGGCGGCGGCAATTACAACTTGCAGAAAAAATCCGTAACGCCGACCAAAGAGCAACAGTCCATATCTCCCGACCAAGGTTACTACGGCTTATCGGCGGTTACAGTCGGCGCAATCCCCGAAAACTATCAAGATGTTAGCGCAACAACCACCGAAGAGGGCGATGTCCGTGCCAATAAGGTATTTATTAAGTCGGACGGCACAACTGCTACGGGTACTTTAACCGATAACGGTGCTGTGTCAAAGGTTCTCGACGCCACTAAGGACAACCAGTCTTACACTGTCCCTAATGGCATACATAACGGCAAAGGTGCAGTGAGCATAGTGCTCGAAAACAAGGCCGCCACACCTACTAAAGCGGCGCAGGATATCACCCCGACGGTGGGCAAGGTGCTCGGCAAGGTCTCTGTGGCAGCTATCCCCGCCAAATATCAGGATGTTAGCGGCGTAACCGCTGCTGCCGGAGATGTCGTGGAAGGGAAGAAAATAGTCGCCGCCGATGGCTCGGTCGTTGAGGGTGCTATGGCGGATAACGGTACTCTGACAGGGACGATAGACGGCTTGACGACGACCAGTTACACCATACCCGCAGGCAAAACCTCGGGCGGCACAGTATCACTTACTAACGCGATTGAAACAGCTCTTGCAGCGATTTAAGGAGGCGCTTGCATATGAGTATAAGCTCAAACCTTGAGCGCATAAATGGCGCAAAAAGCACTCTGAAGACTTATCTGACCAATAACAATGTGGCGGTTCCGGACGGGACTAAAATCGATGCTATGGCAGAGCTGTTGAGCGGCATCGCGGGCACAGAGACGGTCGAGTGGCACCAGTGCCCGGAGCCGGTGCGGAACTACCTTGCCGCCGTGACCTATGACCCCGGCGATTACAGCACATCGCAGATTGCTGACTATGCCCCTGCAACATCAATTGGGAGTAATTATAGACCCATTGGACAGACAGTTGGCGGGGTGGTGCATTACAACGAAGTTCCGAACGTTTTGACGCCATTTGCCTCTGGCGGGAAAGCGGGCACTCTTAAACCGCTGGATACTTTACGTTGGATACGCACGCAGACTTGGAACGTGCGTGACCTCGGCGGATGGGCTTGTGACGGCGGTACGGTGAAGTACGGCAAGCTCTTTCGCGGCGGTTATGTGACAAGCGCGGACAGGGCAGTCCTCGTTGAGCAACTTGGCATGCAGCATGAACTCGATTTGCGTGGAGCAAGTGAAGGCGGACTGTCGGCATCTCCGCTCGGCGATGATGTGCGTTACACTTGTGCGGATGCTTATGCATGGTACGCTCTGACACCGATAGATGCATGGCGCATCAATCTGCGCTGCGTATTCGATGCTGTGACGCACGGACAGCCGGTGTATTTCCACTGCGCAGCCGGTGCGGACAGAACCGCTACACTCGCTTGCGTGCTGGAAGGTCTGCTCGGTATGAGTCAATCCGATATCGACAAAGACTACGAGCTGACGACCTTTTACAGCGGCTCGGATACCGACGCGAACGCCCGTAGACGGAATGAAAGCGAATGGAAAGGTCTGATTTCAGCGATCGATGCCAAGTCCGGAAGCACCTTCCGCGACAAGTGTGTTACCTTCGCAGCAGAACTTGGCTTTACTGCCGCAGAGATCAACGCTTACCGCAAGGCGATGATCGACGGAACACCGAGCACGGTGACGCCGAGCATATCGACCTTCACCGTGACCAACGTCATCGAAGGTGCTGCAAGTGACAATGCTGCGACAGAGGTGGCGCAGTACCAGCCGTATGAGGCGGCGATTTCTGCCCAGAACGGCAAGACAATCAGCTCCGTGAGCGTAAAGATGGACGGAGTTGACATTACCGCTGAGGTGTGGCGAGGTGACGAGACTGAGCTGTTTCACAAGGTAACGTTCAATTTAGGCAACTGCTTCGCAGACAACACACAGCTCCGGGTAATTGACGGGCAGTCTTTTGGCGCAAATATATCGCCGGACGCCGGATATGAACTCGATGGAGCAATAGTTTCAATTACAATGGGAGGGACGGACGTGTCGATTTACTATTCGGGTGGCAAGATTGCTATCCCACGAGTTACTGGCAATCTTGTTATCACAATCAGTGCGGTCGAAAGCGGCGTTGTTGCGCCGAACATCCTGACAGACAGCTTCAAAGTTGGAGGCGCGTCGCAGGCGGCGGTCGGATATACAAACAACAAAAGGCTTTCTACCTCGACCGGTGTGGAGAAAGATAACACTGGCTCGTGTGTTACTGGCTTTATCCCATGCAAGGCGGGGTCTGTTGTAAGAATCAGACCGCTTGCTGCACCGTCAAACGCCGGTGTTGGGGGAACGGCAGTTGTGTTCTACAACGCTGAAAAGGCTATGGCAACAGCAAGCTATATTATCACCTCGACAACGGGGTCGCACTTCTCAGATTGCACATGGGAACAGGAGTCGAGTGATGTGTACAAAGTGACATTCAATAGCGATATCCCTGTGTCATATAAGTACGTCAGGTTTACAATTCCTGTGGCAGATGGTGCGAATGCCTATGTAACCTATGATGCCGAGATGCCAGAAGGGAGCAATTAGAAGCAGCGCTCCAACAAATTGGAGGTGATTTGAAATGAATATGGAACAGTTTGTAAGTTTAATTAAGCGTATCGTTGCAGAGTATGCAAACGCTCATTTAGATAAAAGCGATTGCAAGGAAATCACTGAGAACGATGTTTTTATTGTGTGGCTGTGTAAAACCTTACAGAATAGTAAGGCTTTGGCGAGCACAACGCTTTTTGACGGGATGTACTATGAGATAACATACAATGGAGACAAGCAGGAACTCTATTTGGATGCCTACAAAAAGTGGGAAAACAAGTGCATTAAAGCTGAGGAGGTGACTACATGAGCGGTGTAAACATCTTCTTGACGGTGCTGAGTGTCGTCAGCACAATATGCGCCATCGTATTCGGGTATGTGGCATATAAGCGCAACGGCAAGCACGACATTAAGGCGGAGGGCGAAAAGGACGGCACCATACTGACTGAGCTCGGCTACATAAAGAGCGGCGTTGATGATATCAAACAAAAGCAGGAAAAGCAGGACGATCGGATCGGCAAAGTCCTTGAGCGGCTATCATATGTCGAATCGTCCGCCAAACAGGCGCACCACAGGATCGACACGATCGAACAGCAGCTTTATAAAAAATAAGGAGGTTATTTATCATGACAAACAAAGAACTCGCAGCGAAGGTGAAAGATATCGCGCTGCACTACAAGACGCTTTATGTGAACGGCTGCTTCGGCGCACCGCTTACGGCATCCAACAAACAGCGTTATTGCAACAATAACGACTACAACAGAGATCCGAGCAGACAGAAGATGATAAAAGCGGCATCAGCTGACACCTTCGGTTTTGATTGCGTCTGCCTTATAAAGGGCGTGCTTTGGGGTTGGACAGGCGATAAGTCCAAACCCTACGGCGGCGCGAAGTACGCTTCAAACGGTGTGCCGGATATCAATGCGGATACGATGATCCAGAAGTGTACAGGCATCAGCACAAACTTCAGCAAAATCGAAATCGGAGAAGCCCTGTGGTCTCCGGGGCATATCGGCATATACATAGGCGAAGGGCTTGCAGTCGAGTGTACGCCGCGCTGGAAGAACTGCGTGCAGATAACCGCCTGCAATTGCGACAAACCCGGTTACAATCGCCGCAACTGGTCGAAGCATGGTAAGCTGCCGTATGTCAAATATGTCGCTGACGCGGCACAGACGAAGCCTCAGGGCACAAAGAAATCCGTCAATGAGGTCGCTCACGAAGTAATCAACGGTCAGTGGGGCAACGGTGCCGACCGTATGACGCGCCTGCGCAATGCCGGGTATGACCCGAACGAGGTTCAGAAGCGTGTAAATGAAATCGTTTACAGTCAGAAAAAGCCGGCTAAAAAATCCGTTGACACCGTTGCCCGCGAAGTTATCGCCGGTAAGTGGGGCAATGGCGCGATTCGAAAAATCAGACTCAAAGCGGCGGGCTATGATCCTGCCGAAGTTCAGAAGAAAGTAAATCAGCTGCTCAAATAAGGAGGACAAGCACATGGAATACATAAAAGCATTTTGGGACAGCTGCGGAATGGGCATCCTTTGCACCATTCTGACAGCTATAGCATCATACCTCGGCGTATGCGCGAAGAAGCTCTTTCAGAAGTATTTTGACGACAAGACGAAGAAAGCGGTTGCCAAGACCTGCGTCGAGGCTATCGAGCAGCTCTACAAGGACCTGCACGGTCAGGAGAAATATGATAAGGCTGCTGAAGCAATCGTTGAGATGCTGAATGAAAAGGGCATAACGATTACCGACCTTGAGCTGAAAATGCTGATAGAAGCCACGGTGAGCAAATTCAATGAAGCGTTCCGTAAAGACTACGGATTTGATGATGTCACAGAGGAGGTAACAAAATGATAACTGCTATTGTTTTTAACCTCATGAACATGCTCGGGCTTTACGGCGCTTGGGCGGTCGTGCAGATTCTCAAACTCCTCGGCATGATTTAACTTGCTCACAACTTAGTCATAACTTAGAACTAAAAAACGACCGGGCAGGGGAGAAATCCCTTGCCCGGTCGTTTTTTTGTGCGCTTTTATCTTATAACCGCTATAACCTTTGCATCGGTCATTACGATCTCCGCAGGGTCATTGCCGTATTCGTAGCCGCTGCCAATGACAACGTACTGATGTGCGCCTTGATAATCTTTCTGTATCTCGAGAGCCTTGTTGATTTCGTCGATATCATCCTGCTCGCCGTCAAACCAAAGATAACCGATTCCGGTCGCGCAGGTACCATCCATGTAGCCCTCGGCTTCCCATCCGTTCTCGTAGTCCCACTCGTGCGAGAGTCTGCAAGCGTCGCCGATGTTCATGCTCGCGTCGTCGGTGCGGATTCCGAAAACCGCGTTGTAATCTTCTTCGTGCGCCTTGGTTATCGCTGCCATAATTTCGAGTGCTGTCATTCTGATCACCTTTCCGCTCTTTCATTGTCTATATTATATCATACTATGCCGAGTATGTCAACAGTTTTTCAAAAGTTTTTTAAAAAATATTTAAAAAAGCAGTCTCTTCTGCGAGGCTGCTCTTTTATCTGTTTCCGTTATTCTTCGTCGCCTAAAAAGTCGACAATTGCTTTTTTGATAATCTGCGCCTGCGGTACACCGTCAGCCTCGCATTTTTTTTTGAATCGCGCGACTAAGTCTTTCGGCAAGCTGGCGCGAACCATGTCATATGTCTTTTCGTTGTAACGGCGCTTGACCGCCGTTGAGGTGTGCGTCTTGCGCTTTGGTGCTTCTTCCATACTTTTCTATCTCCACTTCCTACTTTTATGCCCAGGAAAATTTGTTCCCACGGCAGATGAGCGTTCCATTCTCCAACAGCTTCTTGGTAACATTAACTCTGATATAGTCAAGGTGCTGCTTTATAGCATCGACACTTCCGCTGTTGTCGAGCAAATGCTCGGGCATTTTTACGGTTACTTTGTGATACGCGCCAAGTATATCGATAAAAAGATTTTCCGGAGTGACGGAAACTTGGTCTCCATTAATTATGTCGACATAGCAATTCACGACCGCCGCAGGCGTGGTCTTAAATGCCGAATCTCTGTGGATATCGATTTCTCCGATATAAGTGACTCTTTCTTCCAATGTCTTCAT